CAACTAGAAGTAGGCTCACAAGCCACACCATTTGAGCATAGGTCATTTGGGGAAGAACTAGCTTTGTGTCAGAGGTATTTTTACAAAACACAATCAGATAGTACATTTGACTTTTTTAGCAATGGGGTAGCAATTAGTTCAACTCTTGCTTATAATGGTTTGTCATTTCCTTGTAGAATGAGGTCAGCACCCACTTTAACAACAAGTGGTGATTTAAGAAATTATCGTGACGGAGGTAAAGCAATAACTGGGATAGCTATAAATCATACAAGTACTTACTTCTGTGTTCTTGAATGTACTTCTAGTGGTGGTGGACTGACAGCAGGAGATGGAAATTTATTTGGTGCTAATAATGATGCTGATGCAGCAGTTATGTTTAGTGCCGAATTATAGGAGATATTATGATTATTACTAACGCTAAATATAATAAAGACCAAGATAATAGAATTTGTTCTATCAACTGTGTAATTGATGGTCAGGCAATGTCTGTACCACTAGACCCTGACAACACAGACTACCAAGCAATCCTTGAATGGGTAGCTGAAGGCAACAAGATAGAGAATGCTGATTGATGTTTGGTCATGCCTCCATTGCTGAAGCTCCTTTTGCTGATGTAGGAGGCATTGTACGTCTTGGTGTAGCAGAGATGAACGCTCTTGCTACAAGTTCTAGTATAGGAGTTGGAACACTTGTAGGTACTGTTTCTTTAAACGGTAATTTTACACAAACTGTTGAAGTAAATACTAAAGCAAGTGGTGTAATAGACATTAGTTCTTTTTTTACACAGACTACCGAAAATATAAAAATAGTAAACTTTACTGAAGCTACTTTGAGTAGTGCATTTACACAAAGTGGAAATGGTATTATGATAGGGTCAGGTGTTGCAACAACAAATTTAAATATGACACAGACATCTAGTGGTGATTTATTGTATGAGAATATTAATGCAGGTGCTACAGAAGAAGAATACACAACCATTTCACCAAGTGGTACAGAAAGTTGGACAACAGTAACTCCGTCTGGGTCAGAGACTTGGACAGAGATAGAAGCGTGAGGTAAACATGGCAAGTACATATACATCAAATGGTGGCATAGAAAAAATAGGTGCTGGAGAACAAGCGGGAGCTTGGGGTACTACAACCAATAACAATTTAGATATAATAGATAGAACACTTAATGGTCTTGTTACTCTAACTATATCTGGAGATAAAACTGTAAGCACAAGTGATGGCACTTTGTCAGAGGGTCATTACAAAATTTTAATCTTATCTGGTTCGCCCTCTGGTGGTTTTAATTTACTGATAGATCCCAACGATCAACAAAAATGGTTTTTTATTAAAAATACAACAAATCAAACAGCTACAGTAAAACAGGGTGGAGGCTCTGGAACTACCGTAGCTTTAGCTACTGGCACATCTGCCATAGTTTTTGCAGATGGTACGGGTGCAAATGCAAATGTGGCAACAGTTCCTACAGATTTATTAGGAGACACAACACCTCAACTTGGAGGTAATTTAGATACTAATGGTAATGCAATACTATTTGGATCAAGTAAATGGGCAATATCATTAGATGCTGGAGATAATGAATTGTTATTTAAGTATAATGGAACAACAGTATTTAAGCTAGGGTCTAATGGTGCGGTAACATCCGCTAATAATATAACAGCATTTGGAACAAGTTTATAATGACACTACAATCTAGTGGTACAATATCATTAGCTAATATAAGAGATGAGTATAATAACGGCTCATCTGATCCTGTTGTATTGAATGATTATTATAGAGGCGGCTCATTAGTTAGAGCAAATGCAGATAATAATACAGCTACAAATTTGTCTGCGGATATACCAACTAGTGCTAATAGTAGTCCTTTATCTATAAATGATTTTTATGGACAAGCAAGAGCATTTAGAAAGACTTACTCATCGACTGCTACAGATCAAAGTGGTGTAGGTGTTTTTGGTGACGATTTTGCAGTGAATTACCCAAAAGAAATAGTGATAAATGCATCACAAACAGTAGGAGCAACAAGTTCTTCAGCTCCAGCTTTAAAAATAGATAGCACAGGTGCAGGCACAATTACTATTACTAATAATGGTAGTATAGAAGGTGCGGGAGGAGCTGCATCATCAGCAGGTGGTAACGCCTTACAGGTTGATGGTAGTGTATCAGTTACGTTAGTTAATAATGGTACAATTAAAGCTGGTGGTGGTGGTGGTGGTAATGGAGGCACGGGAGGTAGTGGTGTTTATACAGCTAATGCTACATTCTCTAATTTAGTAGATGAAGGTGGCGGCGGCACTTCTACTCCACAAAACAATAAACCAAGTTGGTTAAACTCAATTTATACAAGTGCTGGTGCTTTAGATGGTGCAGGAGTTGTTTCTGATAGATTATGGGGTGGTATAAATGCACAATTTAGTCGTGGGATTAATCCTGCACAGTTTGATATAAATCATTCTGGGAGTGCGGGAGCTGGTTTTAATGGAGCTTGTGCAAATAGAGGTCCAATTTATATATCTGCTCAAACAAACATAACAGGTGTTTATACTGTTTCTGCTAGTATTAGTTCTACTTATGGAAGCGGATATGGAACACCTACGGTATCAGTAAGCACAAGTACTTCTAGTGCTGGTACATCAAGAAGTAATAGTGGAACAGCAAACATAACAGCTTCAACTACAACATATTTTACTGGTTATGGAACTAGTTCAAATGGAAAAAATTATTATTATAATACTTTATCTATGTCAGTTTCTGGTACTTGTTTAGCAATACAAACGGGTGGCTCTGGAGGCTCTGGTGGTGTAGGTCAAGGATACAATCAGTCAGCAGGATCAGCAGGTAGTGCTGGATCTGGTTCTAATAATGCAGGCTCTGGTGGAGCAGGCGGTGCAGGTGGAGCTTTTGGTGCCGCAGGTTCATCTGGTTCTACGGGTAGTAATGGTAGCGGCACATCAGTAAGTTTTCCTTCTTCTGCTCCTACTAATGGCGCAGGTGGCGCATCTGGAGGCGCATCAGGTAAATCAATTCAAGGTGTTAGTAATGTTTCATCAAGTGGCAGTGGTTCTTTAACTGGAGGTACAGCGTAATGCCAATACAAAGTTTAAAATTTAGACCAGGAGTTATATCAGATCTTACATCTCATAGTAATGAGGGTGGTTTTGTCGATGGCGATAAGGTTAGATTTAGACTTGGTTTTCCAGAAAAGATTGGTGGTTGGTCTAAATATAGCCCTAACACTTATCAAGGATCAGCAAGACGATTACATAATTGGGTTGCTCTTGATGGTTCTGATTTTATGGGTATCGGTACACATCTCAAGTATTATATAGAAGAAGGTCAAACATTTAATGATATAACACCTATAAGAAACACCACATCAGCGGGTGACGTAACCTTTTCTGCAACCAACGGATCAACAACATTAACTGTTATAGATCCTGCTCATGGAGCAAACGAAAATGATTTTGTAACTTTTTCTGGAGCAGCCACGCTAGGTGGTACAATAACAGCCACAATATTAAACATAGAATATAAAATTGTATCAATTATAAGCTCTAATTCTTATACAATTATATCTTCTGTTGCAGCAAATGGTTCTGACACGGGTAATGGTGGTGGTAGTATTGTTGGTACATATCAAATAAACACAGGTCTTGATGTAACAGTTGGTGGAACTGGTTGGGGTGCTGGACAGTGGAGTGGTACAACATCTGGTGCTTTAGCAACACAATTAGCAGAAGCATTAGATGCAAGTGAAACTGAAATAGATGTGGACAGTGCAACGGACATCACGGCTGGTGATTTGATATTAATAGAAGAAGAACTGATTACAGTTGGTACAATAAGTTCTAATACTTTAGGCACTGGTGGAGGTCCGTCAACCAGAGGTGCAAGTGGTACAACAGCAGCAACACATGCAGATAATACTCTTGTAAGATTAGCAGTTGGTAATGCAGATTCTGCCAATGATTTTGTTGGTTGGGGTAATGCAGCATCGGTTACAGTATCAGGAGCGCAGATACGATTGTGGTCGCATGATAATTTTGGTGAAGATTTAATTATAAATCCAAGAGATAGTGGTTTGTTTTATTGGGATAAAACTTCTGGCTTATCTGCTAGAGCTGTTGAGCTTAGTGCAACTGGTACTTTTTCTGGAGAAACTAGTGTTCCGCAGGTGGCTAAACAAGTTCTTGTTTCTGATCAAGACAGACATGTGATTGCTTTTGGCTGTGATGGATTCGGTGCTACTGCTACAACAACACAAGGTAATGGAGTACAAGACCCATTACTTATTAGATTTTCATCACAAGAAAATCCTGTTCAATGGTTTCCAACTGCTACAAACACAGCAGGTGATTTAAGACTTGGTGGTGGATCAACATTTGTTCAAGCCGTAGAAACAAAACAACAGATACTTGTGTTTACTAATAAAACACTACACCGCATGAAATTTATAGGTCCTCCATTTACATTTGGCTTGCAAGAACTATCTAAGAACATAACTATTATGAGTCCTGCTTCAGCTATTGCTGTTGAGGATGTTGTGTTTTGGATGGGAGTTGATACTTTTTACTTGTATTCTGGTGGTCAAACACAACAAATGCCTTGCACAGTCAAAGACAAAATATTTTTAAATTTTAACTTTGAAGAAAGTGATAAGGTTCATGCAGGAGTCAACTCTGAATTTGGTGAAATATTATGGTTCTATCCAACTGCAAGTAGTACAGAAATAGATGCTTACGTTGTATATAATTATATAGAAAAAGTGTGGTATTATGGAACAATGGCTCGCCAAGCATGGCTTGACAGAGGTATAAGAACATTACCAATAGCAACTGGTGGACAATATTTATATAACCATGAAACAGGTTATGATGATGATGGCTCTGCTATGACATCTTTTATTGAATCAGCTCCAATGGATATTGGAGAAGGAGATAAGTTTGTTTTTCTTAATCGAGTTATACCTGATATAACTTTTAATGGTTCTACGGCAACGAATCCAGATGTTGATTTTACAATGAAAGTAAAAAATTTTCCTGGCTCCAATTTTAGTCAAACACAAGATGGAAATGCACAAAGATCATCTACAAGTCCAGTTGAACAATTTACAGAAAAGTTAGATTATAGACTTCGAGGTAGAGCATTTGCTTTACGAATAGATTCAACATCGTTAGGAACTAAGTATAAACTTGGTACTCCACGAGTTGATATTAGACCAGATGGAAGAAGATAATGTTAGTAACTAGTATTCCTCAATATATACAAGGTTTAACTAATGCAAAGGTTGATTTAACAACAACTGATGCTACAGTTTTATACACTGCACCTAGTGGAGCAGATTTTAATGCGTCTGTTGTAAGTTCTATAATAGTATCAGAAGATAGCGGTAATGCTGATACCGTAACATTAACTATTACAAATGGCAGTGATGTATTTAGCTTGTTTAAAGTAAAGGCAGTAGGTGCAAATGGTACTATTGAGTTGTTAACAAGAGATTTAGTATTACAAAGTGGTGAAATACTGAAAGCAACAGCAGCAACGGCAAATAGGTTGCATGTTGTAGCAAGTATACAAGAGCTATCGAAGACAAGAGTAACAACAAGTGCTTTAGCACAGATATAGGATTGAATATATATTTAAAATAAGGTAGTGTGTTAGAATGAGTATAGGTAAATTATTAAAACAAATTGCTCCAATAGCCCTTAGTGCAGTCGCAGGACCTGCTGTTGGAGCTGGTTTAGGACAATTGTTCGGTACATCTGCTGTTAATCCGTTTATATCAAGAGCGTTAACAGGCGCTTTAACCAGTAAACTTAGTGGTGGCAAAACAAAAGATGCCGTTATGGCTGGTTTGTTATCAGGTGGATTAGGTGCAATGTTTGGCAGTGGAGCTGGTACAGAGGCTGGATCAAACGCAACAAACCAAGCTGCCGTTAAAGCTGGAACAATTGGAAAAGACATGTCAAAAGAACTTGCTCGTAATCAAGCAGTTCCAGAGGCTATTTCAAAAACAGCAACTGACACAGCATCAGAAGGTATTAAAAAAGTAGTTACAGGTGGTGGTAACTCTGGTGGTTTCTTAAATGCGTTAGGCATTGGTAACGACAGTCTTACAGGTAAATTCTTAGGATCAGGTCTAGGACAAGGATTAACTGCTGGTTTGCTCATGCAATTGTTAGCTGGTAATGAAGATGAAGGTGATATGAGATCAGAATTTGAAAGAAGACCTTTTGGATATGGCGGACCTGGCGGAAGACTTGGTGGTATAACGTATGCTAATATGGGTGGAGAGATGGGATTCCCTCGTAGAAACGGTGGTATAGACCCAAGCGAAGGTTCTGGACGTAAAGATGATGTACCTGCTATGCTTATGGCGGGTGAATTTGTGTTAACTAAAGACGCAGTTAAAGGATTAGGCGGTGGAAACCAAAGAAAAGGTATTCAAAGAGCTTATGATATGATGGATAACTTGGAGGCTAGAGCTTAATGGCAACTCAAACCTATGAAAATATACAACGATTACCTCCTTATTTAGAAGGTTTACAAAAAAGATTATTAAACACTGGATTTGGTGAGTTTGACGGTGACACGCAAACTACTAAAGGCTTGCTAGATTCTCCTTTAAATTTACCTGATTACCAAATTGCTGGAATGGACCCGCTTCGTGATGATGCAATCGATATGGGCGAAGGCATGGTGGGTTCTTATAAACCCTTCATTGAAGGTGGTGCAAATCAAGCACTTGCTGCTCAACAAGCATTAACAAGTGGGTTAGGATTTTTACAACCTGACTCTATAAAAAAGTTTCAAGATCCATTTCAAGAACAAGTAATTGACAGAACAATGGCACAGCTTGACAGACAGGCTGATTTAAGAAGAGCTGGAGCTGATGCTCAAGCCGTAGGTTCTGGAGCTTTTGGTGGATCAAGACAAGGCATACAAAGAGCAGAAACAGAAAAAAACTTACAAAATACGAAAGCTGACACATTAGCAAGATTGCTTTCAAGTGGATTTGGACAAGCTCTAAAGGCTTCACAGGAAGCAGGAAGATTGTCAGGTGGTATTGGTCAGGCATTTGGAACTTTAGCTGGTACAACGTCAGATATAGGTCGTCTACAACAGGCTCTAGGTCAAGCAGATGTATCGCAGTTGAGTCAGTTAGGTGCAATGAGACAAGCACAACAACAAGCAGGACTAGATGCAACAAGACAAAATCAAATGCAATCGGCTCAAGAGCCTTACACAAGATTACAATTAGGTCAGAACTTGTTACAAGGAATGCCAAGTGCAAGTATTCCGTCTACGTTTACGCAAGCAACAACACCTTCTGCTAATCCATTCTTACAAGGTATAGGTGCTTACACAACATTGTCACAGATCGCACCTTTTGGTGGCGGTCAAAAAAGCTCATAAAGGTTAGGCATGGCTATTAACGATAGATTTGCAAGTGGTTTTTCTGGATTAAATAAACCTGGTTACATTACAATTCCAGATCTTATTAAGCCAGCAAATCCAATTAATCAATTAGATCCTAAACTAATTCGTAATTTAGGAATAGAAAGTGCTATACCAACTTCTGATAAAATTTTAAAACAATTAAGTGATAAAAAAGATTCTTTATTATTTTCTCCTGATTCAAATATAAATCCAAAAATTATAAAAAAAAGATTAGCTGATCTTAATCAAATAGAAGATGAAAAAGCAGCATCAGGTGAATTAACATCATTGAGAGATTTTAGACCTCAAGGTTCTTTGTCAGGAATAGGTGAAATTGATTTAGCTCAAGAAAGTAATCAAACATTAGGAGATAAATTAGCAGGATTAGATGAATCATCTACTGGAGCTGGTGCTAATAAAAAAACAGAGCTAGAAGCTAAAATACTTGAAAATCAACAAATAGCGGAAGAAGAACGAGGAATAGCTGGAGAAATAACAGGCGATGAAATAGGAGCTACAGATCCTGTGGATGCTCCTAAAAGTAAATTTCAAAAAAATCAAGAAAGTTTACAAGCATTATTTACATCAGCTATGGATGAACAGAAACAATTGTTCGGTGATTTAGCAGATGAAACTGGTAACAAAACTATAGAAGATTACAAAGCTGACTTTCAAAAAGCTACAGGTATAGATGTATCAGGTGAGCCAGATAACAAAATGGCACTTATGTCTTTAGGATTGTCCTTGATGCAAAACAAAGCAGGTAAAGGGTTTAACCTTAGTAACATACTTACATCTGTTGGTGAAG